CAGAAGGTCAAGGAGCCGTATCACACGAAGTGCGACACGGGAATGACATATGATGTCATCTCCAAAGACCCCCCAGTAGCCCTCAAGCTCTTGAGAGAACTTGAGGTCCGTTACCTCTGTACTGTATGGTCGAACCGGTGTTCTACCGATTGACTTTATACAGGCGACTACGACGCAGGAGAAGATTAGGGTTTCGAGGGGAAACGTAAAACCGTTTCCCATTGTACTAACCATATTCAACTCCAGTTGCTCGCCAGCCAGGTTCCCACTAGGGGAACGGAGCAGCTCAACAACGTCCATTACTGAACGCGGTAGAGCCCAGGCCAACATAGGTAGTCCTATTGAGTCAGAAGCATTGCTTAGATCTAGCGTAGCCAGAACATCAGTCACGCTTCCGAAACGAGCGGCCTCTTGATTGATCTGCGGTTGGGAAGTAATATCGAGTCCAAAGAAGGACACGAGTCTTTCCTCCAACAGTCGGCCGAACCCAAGTTGATAAAACATATTCAACGAAGGCTCAATGGCAATCAATCGAGATGTTGTGTCGTCTTTAGGAACGAAGCTGAACCTACTACCTTGAACTAATGCCGGTTCTCCCCACAGACTAGCGCGGTTGGTCTCCGCGGTCGACCATGTGGAACCAGAGTCATTAGACGTCGCGTTACTATATGCGACTGCCAGCGACTCATTAGTACATGTGAGGGGCGAGTCGAAGAACTTCGTATAGAAGTCCTCCCCTCGCGCACCTACAGATACTCCCGGGCCACACCGTCCGCGATCAAAGAGATCGCCAAGGTGGAAGACCAAGTTGTACCCCTCGGGATAGAAGAACCGGTAGAGCAAGTTTTTAAACTCACCCATCAGCTCCTCATCGAGGCTAGTATTAGGAGAATAGACCCAGGTTTTACACCTCTCATTAGAGAGGCGAAACTTACTGGAAGCTACGGCATCTCCCTCCTCTGTAGTCCCGCGTGAAGTTCTAAACTTCTTTACGCAGGATTTCATCAGAGAGATAGCTGCAACGACCTTAGGGCTTAGCTCCGGACTCCAATCATCACCGGCTTTCCAGCCGGGTGGAAGAAAGTCCACTAAGTCACTATGAAGGTCAGAAAAGAGCAGATCTGACATTGCCATGATCAGGACTCCTGTCTTGAAACTGCCTACTTTTGCGAATCGCTTGTCTCACTAGAAAGATATCCAGTGAGCATCTCTAACGCCATTTGGCGAAGAGATGGGACGCCGCTTAAGATTGCGGTGGCCACGACGGCGAGGACGAACCAACTCTTGCGAGTTGGACGTCTTCTCTTGCGAACCACACCGGATCACCTAGCCGAAGCTAGATGACACCCGATATGATCGCATCGCCGAATTCATTGGACTGTTCCCAAAGGGAGCCAATGAAAAGCGAGAGCGCGGCCCGGACACTTTCGGGATCAGCCGTGTCAGCACCTGCTGGCACGGAGATTTCCAGTTTGCAAAGCATAACTTGCTTTGTCTGGCCCGATAGAACGTCGACCCCCTTGCGGAGGCTGACGGTCCACGTGTTCTTCGGAACCGAAGGCAGTTGCCCGTTCGCCAGCAACGCGGGAAGAGTGCGAAGCACCTTCGGACGCGTGGCTAGCAAGGTGAACGGGTTAGAAGGAGAACTGACCTCGACACCCGTTTGGGTGCCCCCGAGCGTTGTAACGGCTCGAGCCACGCCATTTACGTCCGGCGCCACATCGGCGACGATCGTATAGGTGGGGGATGTCAGCCCGGTGCCAGGTGCACCGGTAACCGGAGAAGCTGGTGCCCATGTCATGGGAAACCCTCCAGTCTGATGGTAGTCATACGTACTTTGCTTCAGTAGCATCAATGCAGCGCATGACGGCCTCCCAGAGATAGTACACAAGTACTTCCGGGACGGCGCATTTCAGCTTAGACCATCGAACGTCCGCGCTACACCAGTTTCGTAGCGTCGCTTCACAGCGACGCGCACGATCACGGGTGAGGCGCGAACTTCGCAGGCCGGGGCTGTTTTGCACGGATCCGAAGCACTTAGCACAATCTACGAGGAGACTGTCTGCTGCACGGATGAAACTGCTAATCCTCTCGTTTCCGAGTGGCGTGTCCAGTACGAAGTCGCGACAAAGATGCCGCGGCGACGTAATATGGTCAAGCACGTTGCGGAGTTCATAACGCTCCACATCGATCGGAAACATCAGAAAAGCATTGTCCGTAATAACATACGCAAGATCTTTGATCTTTGTCATGTTAGACTCCCAAAAGAACTTAGTCGTAAAACCAAGAACGATCTCCTCTCCGATTCGCTACCAGAGCGGCTATGTTAAGCCACTTAAGGCTCCCTATTCCAGGGATCTCAAAGGTTAGGCCTGGCACGAGAGTGCCGGTGTACCTAGCCCTCGAGACGCTCTTCTTTGAGCAGACATATTTTGCGGGCATAAGGGTTACTGACGCAATGTCAGGTACTGTCTTCTTGACCAACGCTTTGTTGGTCCAGGACTCTACACTCTTCTCTAGCTCCTTCCTCTCGGTGCGATTGCACCAGGATAGACGGTTTACTAGATGAGAGAAACCCTCGATTACTTCACCAACATTGGTAAAGTAATCTATCAAGAACGAGTATGGCGTTAGCTCCCAAAGAGTTGGTAGGAAAGCCCCGGGGTTAAACCCGAAGAGTTCCGGATCCATCTCAGAGGGATTTCGCGCTTCTACTCGCATGGCACCTCGATAATAAACGCTTACGCGTTCAGTCGAGACGATCCCGTTCTTCCAAACAGCCAAACTGGCTTGTTGACCTTCGGAAGAAAGGACGGCGGACTCGGTAGTGGCACTGGCCCTAACGGACCTAGTTTCAATACCTGCTTGACCGATCT